GCGAAAGTGAGGATGTCACCCTTACTGATGTTAACTCCTATCCGGCGGATAGAGTTGATCACATCATTGATGACATACGACCACGACCCCAAGTACTCTAGGACCTTGGTATTAGATTGTGTTGTGGCCTTGGTGAGTGATACAACGTATTCAAATACGGATGCATCACTGACCGAGGACACCATGTCAATTATACCACAGATCCCGGTACGGGCTTGGAGTTGTGTATCGGAGTACTTCAGGAAGAGCTTTGAGAATGTGTCACTCAACACGGGCTCGGTGCTATCAGATGCCCCAAAGGGTCTGGTAGCCAGGATCCCGGCCGACGCATCATTGTCGAGCTCTCCTGATTCCTCCTCATAGCGGATTTGAGGCTGGTAAAGCACCACCTCATAGTCCACCCAAATTTCGCCCACACAGACGGTTGTCGAGGGAAAGAAATCTAAGGTGACATCAAAGCGACAGACATCATAAGTCTTCGCGTCGGTGACATCGTAGATTCCCTTCCTCGTATACCGCTCCCTCGCAAAGCGAGTCAGTGCATCGGTGGGAACACGCAAAGTGCTGTTCGACCACACAGATCCAACCACAGTCCCCTCTTGATTAAAGAGCTCGACCTTGTCAGTTGCGACAGGGTCTAGGGCATCGAGGTCATACGATAGTATGACCGAGCCGGTTACGGTGGCGTTGGATCTCTGAATGTACTGGAACTCGAGTCGCCGAAAGGTGTATAGTTCATAGCTGTTCGCTATGGTACTAAGCCAAGGAAATGCGGTTGGTATCCCTGGGTTGATACTCGTCGAGAAGACGGTATCCAAACCAGTATTACTTGTCGTGATTACGTCTGTAACGTATTCACGATGTGATACTACCACACTCCGAGGGCCTCCCGCAGCAAAGCGGGGACTACGCACTTTTCCAATTGTTGCAGTCGACAGGGGAGCTTCTACCCTTCGACCAGTGTTCTGCTGTTTCTTTCCTTTTCCTTGCTTGTTCTTACGTTCCATTTTCACGGTCTGCCAGGTTGGATCCTGGGACTGTTCATCAACCTTCACCTACAAGGTGCCCACTGTGCAGTCTCTAGCCTCCATGGAATCACCTCGGGTAGGGGTGTCTACGGAGTAGACATCCAGTCCCTGACCCGGGATGAGGCCATGTTCGGTCGGTTCAATTAAGTCCTCAGCGACCCACCCTTCCAGCAATGAGGAGGGTAGGTCACGGATTTGCGCCGAGAACACCGATTTAGTGAGACGAAGGGGAGTCTGATCTAAGAAATAGATCAACTCCCCCTCTTTGGGGTTGACACCGTATCTAAGTCGCACGACGCGCCGAGAGTAAACCTCCAATCTCCTGTTACTGAGGGGCTTGAGGGAGGCGAGGTTGGATCGGAATCCCTTAAGGATTCCCCGATCCACACGCTTCACAATAAGATCATCCTGGCGGAAGTCATCAGGTCTCTCCGACGGAGCGACCTGAAGACAACTACTCGGGATGGTCTTCATTGGTTCCCTCACTTCCACAGCGTAACAGGGGAGTGGTGTCGTGCTCGGCCAGGTGCTAAAGATACCTGACGGTTTGGGTTTGTTCAATGGAACTCCTCGTAAAGGAAGAGACGCGCGTCTTACTAAACCACACCAAGGGGCCAAAGAGTCGAGCTCCCCTTCGTATGTCTGGTTATACAACCCTTCCAAGTAGCGGCCGAAGCGCCTTTGGAATTGAGTAAAGTACCTTGGAACCTCCTCATAATGACGGAAGCCAAGACCACCTAACTCATGACATGCGAAGAGGGAGTACTCCCCCCGGTGTGTAAGTGCATCAATTTGTCGGCTGTGATAATGCAGGAAGCGGCAATGGGCCCGGAGCTTGTCTCTTGAACCGGCTAAGACACGATTATACATGTCCCAGATCGGTAGGAGGCCATCCTTTTTCCTCTGGCAGCACTTGGACTGTCCAATGAGAAGACCGACGTTAAACATCGGTACCTCATGGAAAGATCCATCGCGATAGAGGTAGGCCACAGAATTCACAGTCAAGTATTTCTTATGGTAGTAGTTTTTGCCCAAAGAAGGGCTAAACCCGACGTGGTGAAGGGTATCCAACCAGAGCTGATAGAACTCAGGACTGGCTTTGAATAGGATATCATCACCATTAATTAGGACGGGGAGCTGATGAAGCTCGAACTTCTGACCAAGAAACCTCTCAAGACAAACCCAATAGGTGATCAGATTGATCAGACACAATATTGGGAAACTGAGCACACTTCCCATCAACTGACCATTCTTCTGAAGGAAGGTGTCAATTGACGGGTAGTAAGACTTATCTGGACGTTGTACGCTGGGATAACTAATAATGTGGGGGCCTAGGACATTCCATAGGGCTTCAAGGCCTAGTTCCGGGATACACTTTTGTTTTAACAGAAGTGCATTCAGGACTTCCTTGGACGCCCACATGGCCAGTCCATCGGTCGCCGCACTATAGTCTCCAGAGACCCAACCGTCGAAGGACGTCGGCAGAGGTGAAGAGCGGCAGTCCAAGTCGTAAAGGTCGGCCTCACTTATGACCTTGTTAGTGAGAGAGAACTGGGGGAACTTACCCATCCACTTCCATGCTGCCTTTTGGAAAAAGCGAGCATAGAAGTAGGGGAACGGGCTCCCTTTCGTTATCAGCCGAACCTTCAACGGTTCTAGAACTGCGTGTACCTCTGCAGCACACGGACAAAACCACGTGCAATCGCGACAGCGATGGCAACCCTTATTTTCCTCTTTGGGACCCTCATCACAGTAAATGTGGTGTAGGACGTCGTCAGGTCGGAACCCTTCCCCACCGCGTGACTCATACACTCCTTGACTTGGACAGAAATCCATACGTAGGAGCGCATCATGAGTATAGCGGTAGGGTAGAGGTCCCTGGGCAGACGGATCCAGCCCTCGACGGATGGCCATCTCAGCCCCTCCTGTAGATCGTTTTTGCGAGATACAGGCGGAGGTAGACGGGTCAAACAACTTGGGAAGGATGTCCGAAGGAAAACTCACAGTAGCCCGACGAAGCTTATCCTGGAAGTCCGCAAGGAAGGACTCTTCGGGAGGCGGTAACTCCTCCGAGAGCGCCTTGGCGTGCTTGAGATAAGCCTCATAGACGTAGCTACTGGGAACGGGGGCACACCCTCTCTTAATGCCCTGGAACCAGGACTGAAAGAGACAGGTGTTCTTCGTGGTGAACGTGTGTAGACGGTTCAAGAGGATCGTTCGCAACGGTCCTCCGTACAAGATCCAGTCGCGTGGACGCAAGCAGGAACCGTATGACTTGGGCGGGCATGGAGGTAAGGGATTACCGAGGTATTGGGCCATAGGACATATGGTCCAGTACTTCGCATTCTTCACAAAATCCTCCATCGGCCAAGTAATCATACGGGCCAGAGCAGAACACTGAGAGCGGAAGCTGACGTATGCGAACTTTTCTCCGAAGTGGTCCATCAGTACCTCTAAACTCGCGCGAGCGAGGCATAGGGCGTGGTAGGCCACTTCACTATAAAAAGTTACTTGGAACTTGCATACACCATTCTTGGGCGGCATGCACTTGATATCGCTCTTGCAGGGCAACTCCCGGAGAAGTTTCTTACACTTCTTCAGGTGTTGCTCCGCAATGAGCGACCTCGTCAAGTTCGAGGTCGGGACATCCCGACATCGTCCATCAATAAGCACATCGATGGCAGTCAAGGCGTACGGCCTTGACTGACCGATTCTACTTGAAACATCTGTTGTTTCTCTTAAACTCATCGTTTAAGTGTAAATGGCTGATGGAA